TCCGTTGTCTAGGCGGTAGGGTTGGTGAGGGGCGGCGCTTTACGCCGGATAAAACGATAAAAACCGATAAAACCCTACACCGCCTAGACATGTACAGTTTAGCACGAATTCGCAGGATTACAAGCCCCCAATTTCTGCAATCTGGCGAGATGCGCTTCGTGTTTCTCCGCAACCTCGTCATAATCGCGGCCCGGTTCCATGCACCCCAACAGCGCCACGACTTCGGCGTCAAGCGCCGCCGCGTCCTCATTGGCCGCCGCCAACGCCGCCTCCACCTGCGCCAGCCGCGCCAGCGTATCGCTCAACGACGGGCGCAGCGTTCCGTCGGCCTGGATGGTTTCGTCGATCAGCCACGCGGCCTCGGCGCGTTCGGCGCGGGCAATGGCGGCGGCTTCCAGCGGGCGGGTGTTCCAATTATTAACCGCGATATTCCTGTCAATATCAGCATTACTACGCGCGTTACACGCCTGACACTCAACGTAATAAACATAATTGTATCGGTCGTGCATTATTTCAGCCTGATCTTCCACGCCACAAAACGGACAACGTTTCAATTCGTCGCTCATTCCTCTCCGCCCTTCAAGTCGTTGAATTCATCCATCGACAAGCCGATTAGCTTTGTCTGATATAAATTCGCCGGTTTACAGCTTGCGCCGTGGCATGTGTAACCGGCGGCAATAGCCATTGCATTTGCAAGTAGCCACATCCACCGGCTGATTTCGTCATCGGTTGCGGTGATAGAAAATCTTCCGTCCAGTATCACGTTCCAAACGTTTCCAGCTTTGACAAGCTTGGTGTATGGAATTTGGTAGCCGCCGACAGTCACCTTGTAATGCTCCGTGGCAAATGGGCCGATGTTTTCCACGATGGAATCATCGCGGTCATTGATAGCGTCATCTATGCTCATCCCCTCACCCTCCCATCGTGACCCACGCGAACAGCGCGGCACCCAACAACATCATCAGGATAAACGCCAGTAGGCGAACGTTGACCTTCTCAACTTTCATCTGTGTCCCTCCTGGTTGTCGCAATCCGCCGACACGCGGCACGCCGCCAACACAAACACGGCGACAAACAACAGCACCACCACTACGCCGCCAATGATCCACCACATGCTTACCCCCCCCTCCTGGCTGGCGAGTTGCCCCGCCAGTCATGGAGGTAGATGATTGATTAGAACGCAACGTCCTCGTCGCCGCCCTGTTCGGTATCTCCCTTGCCCGACAGGAACCGCACGGTGTTGGCGTTGACCTCAAACGACGCGCCCTCGCTGCCGTCCTGCTTCTTCCAGGTGCGCGGCCCCCCGGTCTTCGAATCGCACGTCAGGCGACCATCCACCAGCACCATCGAACCCTTGCGGAGATACTGGTTGGCGCTCTCGGCCTGTTTGCCCCAAACGGAGATCGAAAACCACGTAGTTTCTTTAACCCGTTGGCCGTTGCCATCGGTGTACTGCCGGTCGGTGGCGACGCTGAAATTGGCGACGGCCTGCCCGTTCGGGGAGTAGCGCATTTCGGGGTCGCGCCCCAACCTGCCGACAATCGTCAAATGCTGATAAGACGACATGATTACCCCGCTTTCCTGATGCTGATCGACGGGTCGCCTTCCTTGCGGGCCGTTGCCAACTGCGGGACCAGGGCAATCATGCCGTCCAGCATCTTGGTGTCCCATGACACGCGACCCTTCGAGTACACCGCCGACAGGTGCGCACCCTTCACGGTCGCGCCGTTCGCCAGTACGTCGGCCTTTATTTCGGCGGTCAGCGCGTCGATGTTTTCATCTACGGCCAGCGATTGCAGTTTGAATTCCGCGTCGATGTCGGCGAGTTGCGCCTTGATTTCTGGCGTCAGGATGCTGTCGATAGCTTCCTGCCGGTGAATGCCGATCACGTCCCGTTGACACATGAATTCGTCAAGTTGGTCTAACTTCTGAATAATGTCCATGTCTACTCCTCGCTCCTAAAACATTTTCACGACAAGCGGGCCGCGCGTGATTTCGGCCACCTTCTTGTAAACGGCCACTTTGCCGTTGCGGGCGTCGGCTTCGGCCAGTCCCATGATCGTTTTGTGGTCGTGCGCACAGGAGCGCACCTGCTCCTCCGCGTCCATCACGACATACTCAACGTAGTACGGCGCGTCTTCTTCCGGCTCCGGCTCCGGTTTGGTTTCGTCCGGCAGCGGTTCGAGGTTGTTAACCGCACAAAAATAAAATTCCCCGAAATCAAACCTCACGTAAACCGGCAGATCGCCACCCCTTGCAAAGCCGCCAATCGTTCCAGTATCGCCGGATTCGTACCACGACGTTGTTTCTCTCACCCGCACCCGTTGCCCGACGCGCAGGCGCTCCGGCTGGATTTCGCGCCAGCAGATGACCTCGCCGGGGGCGGCGGCGCAAGAGTCAACGGCATAATCGTAAGTGGACTTAATTCTCTCAACGTCTGCGTCGTCGCTGAAAACTTGCCAACCAGAAATAATACCGTGCCAGCCATAACCGCGTTTGCCGCCTTGTAGCATAATCTCAACGTTGCGGGCGTCATGCGGTCCCTTCGGCGGCTCGTCTGCCGTCGTCCAGCCGTCGGGGATGACCGGCGACGCGGGGGCGAGGTGATCTTCGTGCGCCCACCATAAACCATCATCGCCGGAAATCGGTTCATCGAATTTGATCTGGTATGGACAGAAATAACGCTCGTGTATATCAACGATTTTCGCCGTGCTTCCAGCTGAATTCGCTCGACAATCTACCGCCAACTTCACCCGATCCCCAACCTTGAACCTTGACATTGTTTCCTCCTGCGCGTTTTACGTGCCGCGCCCCACGCCGATTGAATTACTTGTTCCCGTTGAGGCGGTCACGTGCCGCCAGTGCGTTTTTATACTTCTCGGCGGTCGTTTTGTCCGCCGGGTTTTCCTTTATGACCTTCGCGTATTTGGTCAAGTGTCCGGCGAGTTCCGGCATTGTCATCTCGCTGAACAGCTTGCCCTTGCTGTCGCAGTCCAGCGGGCTGACCATCGCCCCGATTTCAGTTGCGACGCGCACCATCGATTCGGTATCGCCGTCCTGTGAAACATTCGGTTTCACGTCATCCGCGTCAACCTTAACAGAAGACGGGGCGTTCGCGGGCGCGGTGGGCCGTGAAACATTCTCGGGTGAAACGTCGGTGTACTCTCCGTCGATCTCGGGGTCAAAGTCGTCATCCTCTGCCGGGTTGGGCGCATCGGAACCCGCCACAATCGGGGGCGCTTCGCGTTCCGGAGACGGGAGCAGGTTGATCGTCTTCCCATCGGCGAGCGCCTTCATGCGCAGCATTGCGTCTGCCACCCACTCGGGGTCCGCCTCGATGTACACCAACCACTTCTTTTCCCGGCTGGCGCTGCCGTCGTCGTGGTTCCAGGCAATGTCTGTCGGGCGGCGGTAGATAATCAGCGGGATACCGGCGGCGTTACCGTTGTTCAAAACGTCGGCGATATTTTGGATGGCCTGTAGATTACCCTCGATGTTCAGGCAGTCGTAATAGCTCGTTGTTTTGAGGGTGAAGTGCGTCATGCGGACGTACCTCCCCTCCGGGTCGATGGTATACGGAAGGAACAGCTTCAGCCGACCGTGCGTTTTGAACTTCAGGGTTACGGGGCCGCGCTTGCCCTCGTAGGTGATAACGTCGCCGACGGTCCAGGGCGTGTGTGGTTCCCCGTCCCGCACCAAATACTCCTTGGTGTTGCGCGGGTTTTTCTTCATGATGTAGTGGTCGCCGTCCGCTTTGGCAATCAGGCTACCGGCGCTGTAAGCCTCATTCCAGGCTTCCCAGCAATCCATTGCTCGGTAGAATGGCAGTGTGGCGTGAATGATTTTCGGCTCGAAGGTTCCGTAGATTTTCTGGAAGCCCTCCGCAAGCTTATCGGTTCCCGGCTGAAAAACAACGCGGAAGCGGTCATTGAGGTCCTTTCCGAGAACCTCATATTCCCGCCCGTCCTTGACGCGCTTTTCTTTCAGCGCACCCTTGCGGATGATAGCGACTTCTGGAAACGCGCCTGAGATTTTCTTGGTTGTGAATGGCATTGTCTTTACTCCTTACTCGGAAAACCCGAGCATTTTCAAATAGTCTTTATGGGATGGGTCGGGCTTTCCGGCGCTTGTGATCTCTTTGATCAAATCAGCCAATGCGTGACGTGCCTCGTACATTTCGTTGATCTGTTCCTGCATCCGTCTTTCAACGTATCGCCTGGAAACGAACCCGGTGCAGGGACAACCCTCGGTGATGCAATGCACTTCGCGGACGTTGGCCTCTACAAACTGCTCGGTCAATTCCCCCCAGCAATTAGAACAAAGCTGCGATTCGATTGCCGTACCTGCTTGATCTCTGTCTAATTTCATGGGTGTCCTCCTAAACTAAAAGCGGCGCGGGTGTTGGCCTGTGGCCGATCAATATCCATATCATCGGGATGCGTACCCTCCTCTGCCTCCCTATGCGTCACCCGCGCCGCCGGGTGGCCTGTGTAAGTTCTAACCGCTGATTGCCTTGTGCTGGCGGCGCATGGCCGCGAAGTAGATTACAATCGGGACGAGCCACAACAACGCGGCCCAGTCGATGCCGGTCATAGATACCGCCCGAAGTCGGCTTCTTGTTCGGCGGTCATGGTTTCGGAGAAGATGCTGGTGATCTCGTAAGACAACAGCGCCTTCTCCGCCTTGTCGTGCAACGCGGCTAAAACGTAACCCGGCTCCCCGCTTTCGCAAGCGTCGAAATATTCCGTCCAGGTTTCGACCGCGTTGTCGAATTCGCGTTCGAGCTTGGCGGCGGGTTCGTCGCGCCGATTGCTCAGGCTATCCGTCTTCACGGTGGCGTGTGACGCCCCGGCGAAAAACGGATAACAACCGATTGCGTTGACTTCGCTCATCTCGCCCCACTCGTGGATGACTTCCACGTCGAAGGCCCTTCCGTCTGATGATGTGTATGTCGCAGTTGTCATCTGCCACCCCCCCCGGCGAGGCCGGGATAACTGAAAAATTACTGCCGAAATTCTTCGTCAATCATTTCCTGAATGTCGCTCATCGAAAAGCGGTCAAGGTTCAATTCGACGATGCGCTCAATCACCCGCCGGTATGCCGATGAACTGGCGCTGGCTTCCTTCGCCTCGTTTTCGGCGGCGCGTGTCCTCTGCCCCATTTCGTCAAGCGCCAACTTCAGCACAAGTCGAATGGCCGCGACGGTAGCGCTATCCTTGCCGCTGGCATTGAGTGAGTTGTCGGCTTTCGATAACGCCCGGTGAAATTCTGGGAGCGCGTCTTTGGCCGTTGACAACAAATGCGCGGCGCGTAGATAGCCGATCTTGAAAATGGATTGCAGTTGCGTGGCGCCGGTTGTGGGATCGGATTGCAAAAGCGCAATCACGTCTGGAAGAAGTTCATCTTCCCACTCTCGCGCTGTCGATAACTGTTTGTCTGCCATGTGCGCCTCCTGAAATAAAAAACATTCCAATCTGCATACAGTATACGCAGTTTGGAATGTTTGTCAAGTACCTAAAATTAGAATTCGCGTTTTGCTTTTATTGTTCTACTATCGGAAGTAGTATTCCACGCTTGAGTTAACTATAATTACCGCAATTATCCCGATAATAGAATAATATCCGCATTGCAGATTTTTAAAAGCGACGCGATGGGTATTTGTCACTAGGCGATTTTTGAAAAAACATAGCCCATGACAAGTCCGACTGCCAGGCCGGTTATCCAGTTCTTGCTCGCTAACGTAACGAGCAGCCCGGCGAGCACAATCACGCCAAAAATCAATACAGCGCGTTTAGCCTTGGTGTTCATGCACTCCGTCCAGATTGTCCAAATGATGATGTTGGCTTTGCGATGCCACGGCAGTCGCCGGTAGATTTTTGCGAAGTCAGCCCAGCCCTCTAGCTGATGTTCCATTCAGTCACCTCCAAAACTCGTAAAAACAAATGTTCTAGTTTCGGGGAAAAATCAAGCCGAACAATTTCGGTTCGGCTCGGGTATTCAATTACCGCTGTTATTGTACAGCTGCTGGCTTTAGATTTTCGTCTTCATCCTCCTTTGGGGTTTCGCTTTCGTGTAATTCCTTCTCTGCTAATTTGCGCACTTCGGTGCGAAAACGCTTGCTAAAACTTCGCCAGTTGTCCGCTAAATAACGCAGGTCCTTATCTTTTGGCATACGCCTGGGTTTGTCCGCCCAATCGTAAACCTCGGGGCCAAGATGTTCTGCCAGGATGTCTAAAACGCGGTCGGTCGGTTCGCGCCTCCCAAGTTTCAGATCGCTATAAACCGGCGTGGTCAACCCAAGCCACGCGACAAAATCAGCCTGCGCCGGGACGTGATTCGTCCGGGCCATCTCTTGCTTCACGTATGCCATAAATGCGTCGTGAAGCTTTTTACCAAACGGCGGCAACTGCTCGTCTTCTGGTGTCTGTCCATTGCGGTAATTCGCCATAGTCACCTCCTCCCCCATTGAAAAATAATAGCGTCAAGTACATGAAAATATTATCACACAAAATGAATTATTTCAATAGCTTGACATTGTTCCGAAAATGTTATATTATTCTATTAGCAAAATAATTATTCCACTGAGGAGACAACTATGATCGGTGCTGTCGTAACTAAATATCGCGGTAGTGGAGAGGGGCGCAAAACGTACCGCGAGTTCGCCGAGGAGATCGGCGCGTTTATTCCGGGTGGTTTAAGTTATACCACCGTCCACAACTGGGAGCGCGGAAAGAGTGTCAACCCGCGCATTTTGGCGTTGCTGGCTGGAACGGCGACCGGCTGGGTGCGCGATTTTGCCGCCGACGCGCTGGCCGCGATTGATTTGGACGTTGAGCAACGGAGGTAACGATGACTGACAAATTTACACCCGAGTTTATTGCGCAACAGCGCGAACTGGCGGCCCTGGCGAAGTACACACTTCCCCTTGAGG